TTAAATTTGAAATAGATGAAGAATATATTCAAAAAGCTATTTGGGTCAAAACTGTGATGGGAGAAATATAAAGACATTTCCCTTAAAATAAAGTTTTTAAGAGAAATCAGATAATAAAAGGGAGATTTAGTTTAATGAAACATAAATTTTGGATTAGAGTTAGATTAGACAGTAAAACTGTTATTGATAGATTTTTCTTAGATTACCCAAAAATGAATCACTTTGTAAGTAAGCATAATATAAAAGATAAAGACATTATTTTTATTAAAACTAGAAAAGAACTAATAAGGTAATAAAACAATAATTTGGTATCGACCGAGGTCAACTAATGGTCGCTCTCGGTCGATATATTGATAATGATAACTGAATGATAACAGGAGATTGAATATGAATTTAAGATGTAAATATACAATAGGTAGGTCTGTAAGGCATGTAGAAATAGGAGCAGGTAAAGATAAGGTTACACATACATATCATACAACAGTAGTAACAGATCACAAGTACTATGATTATGATGTTTGGAAAGATAAAGTATTACAACAAGTTAAGGTAAAACTAGAAACTGATATATTTAATAGATTAAAGAAATATAGCTTAGACCACTTAGCTTGGATTAATACGGAGGATGAAGCTCACAAATATGCATTAGATTTATATTCATGCAGAATATGGGAGAATGAAAATTGGGTAGGATATGAAGTATTTAATAAAAATCTAAATATAGATGAAGTTATAGAGCAAATAAGCTTAATATAGAAGAAGGATTTGCATTTTGGACTACATTTGAAGAGTTAAGTTCATAAATTAATTAATGAAATAGGAGAATGAGTATGAGAGTTGATTTTACAATTCCGTCAGCACCAGTACCTAAGTCGCGTCCTCGATTTAACACAAATACAGGACGAGCTTTTACAGATGATAAGACGAGGATATTTGAAAGCTTAGTAAGTTTGGCATATGGAGCTAGACATTACTTTGATGATAATTATATAAGAATAAGAATGAAGTTTAAATTTGAAGTACCAAAGAGCTACAGCAAAAAGAAAAGAATAGACGCTTTAGAAGGTAAAATAAGACCGACTAAAGCTGATATTGATAATTATATTAAAAGTGTACTTGATGGACTTAATGGAAAGGCTTTTAAAGATGATAGATATATTTATGCAATATTAGCTGAAAAAGAATATTCAGAAGAGGCTTGTATAGAAGTAAGTATAGAAAATGTAGAGGGGGATTAGTATGACTAAAGAAGAATATAGTGAATTATTTAGAAAAACAGAAGGTAAATTATTCGATTATAAGAGGATAAAAAGTGCAATAGAAAAAATTGAATTAGATATAGAGGAAATAAAAAATGAGTATATAGGATGTGGAGCAATAGGCTATGAAGAAAGAACAGGTCCGACATATAATATAAGTAGATTAGTAGAAAATGAAGTTATAAAAAAAGAACAAAGAATAAATTACTTAGAATATAGAAAAAGACAAAAAGAAATAGAAAAAAGGAAGATAGAAATAGCTATAAATAATTTTACGTTAGAGCAAAAAGAATTATTTGATATTTTATATATGAGTAATAGAAAGAGAGTTCCTAGATATGAAATATTAGATAAAATGCATATATCCAAAACTACATACTATGAATTAAGAGAATCATTAGTAAGAAGTGCTATAAACTCTATATATCCAGATATACTAGAGCGAGAATTATTTAATAATTTTACAAATTCAAATTGAGGGACATTTTAAGGACAAAGTTGGGACAAAATATAATTTTATATATGTTATTATATTAATATAGAAATTTATATAATTTCAATTATTCCCCTAATATGTATATTTCTCTAAAAGGTAGGACTCCCCTCCTACCTAATATGCAAGTAAAAGTATAGCAGGTGCAACTCCTGCAACTTGCACCAAATAAAAAATAATACCCTATTGGGATGAAAGGAGTAGCCTTTTTGTAATAAAGCTGCGTTTTCAGAGGTTATTATTTAAGTTTCTGTTTAATATTAAGAAGGACTCATACCTTTCACGTGTGGGTCTTTTTTAGTATTCAAAATTAAAGGGTGAGGAATATGGTTAAGGCTTGGAAAGATGCAAATGAAGTTATTAAAATGGTGAATGAATTGCCTAGCAAGAAGTTAAGAAAAGTTGAAAAAGAAATGATAAGTATACCTAAATTTGATAAAAATATAGATAAAAAAGAAGGAAAACCTCGTATTAAGTAGAATTATATATTCAATACTATAATTATGGAGGTTAAGTAATGTTTGAAAACTTAAAAGAAGTATTAAATAAAGTTTATGTTTTGGCGAATGAGAGGCGTATAGAAGAAGAATCGACATATGTAGATGGAATTAAGGTTGATAACTTAGATAGTCTTGATATTGAAAATTGGGGGTATTCTAAAAAGGAACAGGAACTTTTTAATTTTTTAAATAGTCTAGATTTTGAGAGTGTTAAAATTATTCAAACTATAATGTATATAGGAAGAGATCATGACTATGACAAAACAGATAGCTATGAAGCTGGATATGAAGATTATAGAAAATCATTGGATTCTAATGGATGGAATGATAAAGAAATTGAAGTTAGTCAGATAGTTCAAAAAGTTCCTTTAGATATATACTTAAAAGATGGATTTGACATATTAGGTATAAATTTATAAATAATAAAAAAGAACTCCTTGGGGGTTCTTTTTTATTATTTTCCAAAACGACAAATAAACGAGGTGGTGGTATGAATGAAAATGCAAAGTTAGCATATGAAGATTATAAAAAAGGTATGAAATACAAGGAAATAGCTGAAAAACATAAAGTTAGTATATCAACAGTAAAATCATGGGCAAGTAGATATTGGAAACAAAAAGGTTGCAACCCTAAAGAAAAAGTTGCAACCAAGAAAAAGAAAGGTGCTCCTATAGGAAATAAAAATGCTACTGGACCTCCTGGCAATAAGAATGCAGTAACAACTGGAGAATTTGAAAATATATTCTTTGATACATTAGAGAAAGATGAACTTAATCTAATAAAAAGTATTGAGTTGGAAAAAAGAAAGTTATTAGAACAAGAGATTCAGCTTCTTACAGTTAGAGAGAGAAGAATGTTAAAAAGAATAGATGATTTAAAAAAATCTAAAGAAGTTGTAATAGATACTGAAACTCATGGAACTCAAGGAGATTCGGAAGTTAGCTTAGTAAACTATGAAAGTACATTAAATAAGATACAAAATATAGAAGAAGCTTTAACTAGAGTTCAAGATAAAAAGCAAAAGGCAATAGATACATTGCATAAGTTTGAAATGGATGAATTAAAGGCTAATATCGATAAAGAAAAACTAGAGCTTGAAAAATATAAAACTCTAGGAGATGAAGATAGTGATAATAATGAAGCTATACAAAGTTTCTTAAAAGCTACATCTGTGAGTGAGGAAGATATAAAAGCACTATTTGATGATGAAGAAGGTGAAGAAGATGGCACTACTTAGGCGCAAAAATAAGAAAAGAGAGTCTAAAAAGTTTGAATTTAAGCCTTTTTCAAGAAAACAACTTAAGCTTCTTAACTGGTGGAGAAAAGGATCTAAGTATGAGGACCACGATATAGTTATAGCAGATGGAGCTATAAGAAGTGGAAAGACTATATCAATGCTATGTAGCTTTTTACAATTTACTCAAGCTAAGTTCGATGGAGAAACTTTTATAATAGCAGGCAAGACTATAGGTTCCTTAAAAAAGAATGTTATAGAGCCGATGAAGCAGATATTAAATGCTTGGGGATGGAAGTTTGAGTACAACAGATCAGAAAACTATTTAATTATAGGTAGTAATACATACTATATGTATGATGCTAATAATGAAGCTTCTCAAGATAAGTTACAAGGTTTAACAGCAGCAGGAGCATTAGCAGATGAGGTAGCATTATTCCCTCAAAACTTTATAGATCAGATGATAGGTAGATGTTCAGTTGATGGTGCTAAGATATTTATGAACTGTAACCCAGCAGGACCATATCATTATATTAAAACTGAGTTTATTGATAAAGCTAAAGAAAAGTTAATTTGTTATTTGCATTTTACTATGGATGATAACTTAAGCTTATCCGAAAAGGTAAAAGAAAGATTTAGACGTATGTTTAGTGGAGTTTTCTATAAACGATATATATTAGGTCTTTGGTGTCAAGCAGAGGGTGTTATATATGATATGTTTGATGAAGCTAAGCATAAGGTTAAAAGTATATTAAGAGATTATACTGAGCATTATGTTAGTATTGACTACGGTACTCAGAATGCTACTGCATTTATTCTTTGGGGGAAATGTAAAGGTATATGGTACGCGGTTAAAGAGTATTATTACAGCGGTAGAGATACAGGAAAGCAAAAGACAGATAATCAGTATTATAATGATTTAGTTGATTTTTTAGGAGATATAAAACCAAAAGCTATAATAATAGATCCTTCTGCAGCATCTTTTATAACTTTAATTAAAGAGAATAGAAAGTATAAGGTTAAGAAAGCTAAAAATGATGTTATGGAAGGTATCCGAAATGTTGGAACTTCTTTAAATAATGTAATGATACAGTTTAATGACTGTTGTATTAATACGTTTAAGGAGTTCTTTTCTTATGTTTGGGATGAGAAAGCTATAGCCCGTGGAGAAGATAAGCCTGTTAAAGTTATGGATCATGCCATGGATGCAGTTAGATATTTTGTAAATACAATACTATTTAAAAATCAAGGTATGTCAGTTTTTAAATAGGAGGTGAGCATATGAAATTAGAAAAAATAAAGAGAATAATATCTAATGACAAAATTAGAGCTGAAACAATATCAAAAGAAAAGAAATATTACGAAGTTGAAAATGATATTCTTAAAAATGGTGTTAGACCTAAAGATCAAGGTAAGGACCCATTAAGAAGTGCAGATAATAGAATAGCTCATAATTTTCACCAAATATTAGTAGATGAAAAAGCTTCTTATATGTTTACTTATCCTGTTATATTTGATATAGAAAATGACAAAAAGATAAATTCAGAAGTAAATAAAGTGTTAGGCGATGACTTTACTAGAAAATCTAAAAATTTATGTATAGAAGCTTCTAATGTTGGGTGTGCATGGCTTCACTACTGGATAAAAGAAGATGTAGAAGGAAAAAGCAAAGAATTTAAATATGAGCTAGTAAACACAGAAGAGATTATACCTATTTATGATAATGGATTAGAAAGGGTCCTTAATGCTGTAATTAGATACTATACAGTTTTAGAAGCTGTTGAAGATGAAATAGATGACCAAGTATTTTTCTATATAGAATATTGGACAAAAGAAACCATGGAAAGATGGAAATTTAAAGACTCTTATACAGGTGATGAAATAGTTGAAGAACATGAAAGTATCAAACATAATTTAGGAAATGTTCCATTTATAGAATTTGCCAATAACTCTTTAAAAAGAAGTGATTTATCTAAATATAAAGTACTAATTGACTTATACGATAAAGTTATGAGCGGATTTGCTAATGACTTAGAAGATATTCAGCAAATTATATATATATTAGAAAATTACGGAGGAGAAGATTTAGGAGAATTTCTTGGGGATTTAAAAAGATACAAAGCTATTAAAACAGAATCAGATGGATATGGTGGTGGAGTAAAAACACTTCAAATAGAAATTCCAGTTGAAGCTAGAAAAGTTATTTTAGAAATATTAAAGAAGCAGATATATGAGAGTAGCCAAGGACTGCAGCAAGATGTAGAGTCTGTAGGTAATGCTAGTGGAGTTGCACTTAAGTTTTTCTATAGGAAGCTGGAATTAAAGTCAGGATTATTAGAAACTGAGTTTAATTCCTCTTATAATAAATTAATAAGGGCGATATTGAAATTCTTATCAATTAACGAGAATAAAAAGATAAGTCAAACTTGGACTAGAAATATGATTTCCAATGATTTAGAAACGGCTCAAATAGCTCAGATGTCATTAGGTGTTATACCTGAAAAATTCATATATAAAAATCATCCTTGGATTGATGATCCAGAAGAAGCTGAAAGACTTATGAAAGAAGAAACTGAGAAAATATTAAATGAATACAATAATGTAATTCCTGGTGGTGCTAAAGGTGAGGAATAGAGATTATTGGAGAATTAGATTTGAACAATTAGAAGAGTCCTTATTGAACCAAGGAGATAATTGTTATCAAAAAATAAAGTATCAGTATCAAGTAGCTCTTTCAAATATAGAAAAAGATTTAGCATACTGGTATCATAGATTCGCTGTAAATAATGAAACAACATTAAGTGATGTAAATAGACTATTAAACTCTAAAGAAATAGAAGAACTTAAATGGACAGTACAAGAATATATAAAGTATGGCCAAGAAAATACAGTTAATCAAATGTGGATGAAAGCATTAGAAAATGTATCTGCTAAAGCTCATATAACTAGGTTAGAGGCAATAAAATTACAAGTACAACATCATATAGAAATCCTATACGATAAAGAGATAAAAAGTGTAGGAGATATTATGAAAAGTATATATGAAAATGGATATTATCATACTGCATTTGAAATAGCAAAAGGTGTTGGTGTAGCAATCAACTTAGCTAAACTTGATGATAATAGAATATCTAAAGTAATCAATAAACCTTGGACCACAGATGGATTAAACTTTAGTAAACGTATTTGGGGCAAACATAGACCTCAATTAATAAATGAACTTCATACACACCTTACTCAATCTATAATAAGAGGAGAAGATCCTCAAAAAGCTATAAATGCTATAGCTAAAAAGTTTGACATAAGTAAAAACCAGGCTGGTAATCTAATAATGACAGAATCAGCTTTTTTTGCGTCTGCCAGTCAAAAGGATTGTTATAATGATTTGGATGTTGAAAAGTATGAAATAGTAGCTACATTAGACTTAAAAACAAGTAAAACATGTAGATACTTAGATGGTAAAGTATTTGAAATGAAAGATTATGAAGTTGGAGTAACTGCTCCACCATTTCATAACTACTGCAGAACTGTAACTGCTCCGTATTTTGATGATGAATTAGCAAATGAAAAAAGAATTGCTAGAAATAGTGATGGTCAAGTGTATTATGTTGACGCTAATATTAAATATAATGAATGGTATAAAAAATATGTGGAAGCTTAATAGCTTCTTTTTTATTGTCTTTTTAGTTTTATTGATAGACGTAAAAGAACAATAAAACTACCTAAAAAATTCGAGAAGTAAAACTCGTAAAAAACGTAAATTTAGGAGGTAAAAATGAAAAGAAGTTTTTTAAAAGAATTAGGTCTTGAGAGTGACGTTATAGATAAAATAATGACTGAGAATGGTAAGGACATAGAAAAGTATAAATCTGATATAGAAGATTATGTATCTGAAATAAGAGACTTAAAAGCAGGCAAAGTTGATGTTTCAAAAGAAATAGAAAAAGCTATCGAGAAAAAAGAAGAAGAATATAAAGAACGTTTTGAGAAGGCTGAGAAGTATGATTCTGTATTTAAAGAGCTAGAAACTCTAAAGAAAGATAATGCTGCTAAGGAATATGTTAAAAATATAGAAAAATTTTTTGATGAAAATAATATAGATTTTACAAGTTCTCTTGCTAAAGAAGCTATATTTAATAAATTTAAAGAAAAAGATTTTAAACTGAAAGAAAATAAGTTTGGTGAAGATGCAATAAATTTCATTAAAGAATTAAAAGAAAGCAATAAAGATGCTTTTAAAGAGACAGAAAAGAATAATGCTAACAATACTTATATATATACTCCAAAAGGTGGAAATTCAAGCGGAGGAAAGGTTGAAAGTTTAGGTGAAAGATTAGCAAAACAATCAATAGAATCAAATACAAATAATCATAATTACTTTGGAGGTGCTAACTAATGGGAAAAATAAGAGTTACTCAATATTCAAATAGCAAAGAAATATTAAAGTATGACCATTTTGTATCAGAAAAAGTTATACTAACTCAAGCTAATGCAGCTACTGTAGGTCAAAAGAAAATAGTAAAAGCAGGGACTATATTACCTGCAAATGATGCTACAGCAAAAGGTGTAGTTTTATATGATGTAGATGTCACAAATGGTGATGAAACTGGAGCTTTGGTTATACATGGATTTATAGATAAATCGAAAATACCAACTCAGCCAGAAGAAGCTGCAATAACAGCTTTACCAATGATAAAATTTATATAATTTAAGGAGGATTTGATATATGAGTATATACGATATAGTTAAAGCTAAAGAAATAGGAGTTTATTATAATACTATGCAAAAGGATAGACCACCTTATTTAGGAGAAGTCTTATTTCCTTTAAACAAAAAATTAGGATTAGACTTAAAATGGATAAAAGGATCTAAGGGTCTTCCAGTAGCTTTAAAATCAAGTGCTTTTGATGCTAAGGCGGAAATAAGAGATAGAGTAGGTTTTGCAGATGTAAATACTGAAATGCCTTTCTTTAAAGAGTCTATGTTAATAAAAGAATCAGATAGACAAGAATTAAATAAATTAGAAGGAAATGCAGCTAACCAACCTTACATAGACCTAATAACTAAGAATATATTTGATGATGTTACAACTTTAGTTGATGGTGCAGAGGTGCAACTTGAAAGAATGAGGATGCAATTATTAAGCGAAGGTAAAATAGCTATAAAAGGAAAAGATGCTAGCGGAGTTGAAAAAGCTTTAGATTATGACTATCAATTAGCTTCTGAACAAAAAGTATCATCAGATTGGTCCCAAGCTTCTGCAGATATCATAGGAGATATAGAAAAGTGGATGAATGATGCAGAAGAAAGAACTGGATCAAGGCCAACTAGAGCTATTTGTACTTCAACTACATTTAATTATTTAGTAAAAAATGAAGGTATAATAGCAGCTATAAAAGGTGTAAATTCAGGAGTTGCTATAACTAAAGCTAAAGTTAAAAAGTTTGTAGAGGAAGAATTAAATTTAGTTATAGAAATATATTCTAAGAAATTCAAGTCAGAGGCAGGTGTTACTACTAACTATTTTAAAGATAATGTATTTACATTGTTACCTGATGGTGATTTAGGTAATACTTGGTTAGGAACTACTCCTGAAGAATCTGATTTAATGAGTGGAGCTACTGATGCAGAAGTTATGTTAGTTAAACAAGGTATAGCTATTACTACAACTAAGAAAACTGACCCAGTAAATGTTAATACTAAAGTTTCTATGATTGGATTACCATCATTTGAAAGAGCTGATGAAATAGTTATAGCTACAGTTAAACCCAGCTAAGGCCCTTATAAAAAGTGAGGGCGAAAATAGCGATATTGAAATGGATAATGAAGAAGTTGAAAAACTAGAAGAAATGATTAAGGATCAAGTTGATTTAAACTCAATGACAGTAGATGAACTTAAAAAGTTAGCTAAAGAAAAAGGTATAGAAGGATATTCTAAATTTAATAAGGCTGAATTAATAGAAGTAATATTGGAGACATAGATATGAATGATAATATTGCCAACAATATCTTAGGGAAGTGTTTAATATGAAAAAAAAGATAGTATATTATAATTTTAATGATGATGATGTATATAAATTAAAGCGATTACTAGGATTAAATACAGAAGATGCTTTAGATGAATTAGCTTTAGATGAATCAGTTAGGTTCTCATTAGATGATGCATGTGAGATAGTAAGAAATTACTGTAACTTAGATGGAGTACCTGAAGGGTTGAAAAATACTGTACTAAGAATGGCTATGGATTTATATAGACATGAAAATATAGGTTCTGAAGGTAGTTCATCAGGAGTAGTATCATCTATAAAAGAGGGTGATACTACTGTAAGCTACACTAATTTACATGGTGAATTTAAAGATACAATTCTTAAAGATTATAGTAAACAATTAAACAAATATAGGAAAATATCATTTAGATGATAAATAAGGCTATTAAAGAAGCTAAAAAACATTTAGAAGGCTTATATTGTGGTAAATGCAATATTTACGAGTATAGGCCTTCTAAAGACCCTATAACAAAAAGAACTGTAAATAAAGAAGTTTGTGTAATTGAAAATCAACCATGTAGGCTATCTAGTAAATCTATATCAAAAGCTAGTGAAGGTAATGTATCTACAGTATCAAAAGTTATAACTTTATTTATATCACCTGAAATTACAATAAAACCAGGATCTAAAATAGTAGTTACTCAAAATAATGTAACAGATACGTATAAAAATAGTAGTAAATCTGCGATATATTATAATCATCAAGAGATAGAATTAGAATTATTTGAAGGGTACGCATAATGGCTAGAAAATGGGGAGATTGTGATTTTAGACAGTTACAAAGGCTACAAAATAAAATTGAAGTATTTCAGCAAATAGATTTAGATAAATTTTGTGAAGATTGTGCTAAAGAATTGGCAGCTAGATTGCTTTCTAAGGTCATTAAAAGAACTCCTGTAGGTCAATACCCTTCATCAACAGGTAAAGTTGGAGGAACTCTTAGAAGAGGGTGGACTGGAGATAAAGATGTTAACCCTAGAACATATGCAAAATCATTACCTATAACTAAAATAGGTAATACTTATCAAATTGAGGTTATAAATCCAGTTGAATATGCCTCATATGTTGAATTTGGACATAGACAAGAGCCTGGTAAATTTGTACCTTCTATAGGTAAGAAATTAAAAAAAGGATGGGTTAAAGGTAGATTTATGCTAACTATTTCAGAGAATGAAATTAATTCTCAGGCTGATAAAATAATAGAAAAAAAATTAATGAAAATATTGGGTGAGATATTCAATGGTAAATAGAATTATAGATGGAATCTCAATACGAATTAATGAGGTATTTGGTGATGATTATGAAATTTATAGTGAAGATATAGAGCAAGGTTTTAAAGAACCTTGTTTTTTTATATTACCTTTAAATCAAAAAAAATCAGCTAAATTAAAAAATAGATCATTTAGAGAATATTCATTTAATATTCATTATTTTCCAAATTCTTCATATGAAAAAAGAAGGGAAATAAATAGTGTATTACATACGCTAATGGATGAGCTTGAATATATCTCTATAGATAATGATTTAATTAGAGGTACAAATATTAAATCTGAAGTTGTAGACAATATCCTTCATTTTTTTATTAATTATAACTTATTTACAATTAATAATTCTAATAATGATGAAGATATGACTGACATTAGTATTAAAGAAATAACAAAGAGGTGATTCAATGGCGAAAAAGGGTAAAAGTTTAGAAACACCTAAATTTACTAAATCTCAGTTACTTAAGTCGAATAAATATAGGAAACGAAGAGATTTATTAAATGTAATTTTAAAAGAAGAATTATATTCAATTGAAGAAGTTAATTCTTTAATAGAATCTTTCATGAAAGGTAAGGTGAATTAAAATGGCATTAGGTGGCGGAACATTTATAAACACAAATAAAATATTACCAGGTTCATATATCAATTTTGTTAGTGCAAAACGTACATCATCATCTCTAACTGAACGTGGTATTGCAGCTATAGCACTTGAGTTAGATTGGTGTGTTGAAGGTGAAGTTTTTAAAGTTACAAATGAAGAATTCCAAAGGTACGCATTAAAGAAATTTGGATATGATTCATCGCATGAAAAGTTAAAAGGACTTAGAGACTTATTTAAAAATATAAGAGAAGGTTACTTTTATAAATTAAATACAGGTGTAAAAGCTCAAAACAAATATGCTACTGCTATGTATGGTGGAATAAGAGGTAATGATTTAAAAATCAAGATAGAAACTAACGTTAATGAACCATCTAAATTTGATGTAATAACATTATTAGATAATAAAGAAGTAGATTCTCAAACTGTAGCAAATAAATCTGAATTACAAAGTAATGAATGGGTTACATTTAACTCAGATATAACACTTGAGGCTACAGCAGGTACACCTTTAACTGGAGGTACAAATGGAGAGCCTGTTACAGGTACTGAGTATCAAAAATTCTTAGATAAAATAGAATCTTATAATTTCCACGCACTTGGATGTTTATCTACTGATGAAGATATAAAAAATCTATTTGTAACATTTACAAAACGTATGAGAAATGAAATAGGTGCTAAGTATAAACTATGTTTATATAAACATCATACGTGTGATTTTGAAGGTGCATTATCAGTTGAAAACTCAGTTAAAGACAATGGTGAACTTGAGTCAAGTTTAGTCTATTGGACTACTGGTATCGAAGCAGGATGTGAAGTAAATAAAAGTAATACAAATAAAAAGTATGATGGAGAGTTTACTGTTGATGTTGATTATACTCAGTTGGAGCTTGAAGAAGCACTGTTAGCTGGTAAATTCATATTCCATAAAGTTGGAGATGAAGTAAGAGTATTAGAAGATATCAATACATTCGTTTCATTTACAGAGGATAAAAATAAAGATTTTTCAAGCAATCAAACTATAAGAGTACTTGACCAAATAGCTAATGATATAGCAATAATATTCAATACTAAATTCTTAGGTAAAGTTCCAAACAACGAGTCTGGAAGAATAAGTTTATGGAATGAAATAGTTAAGCATCATAAAGAATTGGAAAAAATAGAAGCGATTGAAAATTTCAATGCTGACGATGTAGTTGTTGAAAAAGGTAATGACAAAAAATCAGTAATAGTTACAGATGCAGTTGAAGTAATAAATGCCATGGCTAAGTTATATATGACTGTAGAGGTCATGTAGAAAGGGGTGTATAATATGTCTAATACTATGAGTGCTAGAGATACAATAAGTGCTAGTTTAGCAGAATGCTTTATAACTATAGAAGGTAATAGATACAATTTCGCTCAAATGATAAGCTTAGAAGCTACATTTGATAAAACAAAGTCAAAAGTACCTATACTTGGTAAAACAGGTAAAGGTAATAAAGCTACTGGATGGGAAGGTACTGGATCGGCAACTATGCATTATAATCAAAGTGTTTTAAGAGAATTAATGTATAGATATAAGGAGACTGGTGAAGATGTATACTTCGATATTCAAGTTACAAATGAAGACCCTACTTCTTCAGTTGGTAGACAAACTGTAATATTAAAAGATACTAACCTTGACGGTGGTGTATTAACTAAGTTTGATGCAGATGCAGAATATTTAGATGAAGATGTAGATTTTACATTTGAAGATTTTGAAATACCAGAAAAATTTAAATTAATGCAAGGTATGTTATAGAAAGTACATTATCAATTGTGATAAATGTACTTTTTTTATTAAATCAAAATAACGGAGGAAATAAATATGAGTAATTTAAACGCTTTTTTAAGTCAAAATGTATTAAGAAATGAAAATGAAAAACATGTGGTATCAAATAGATTTATAGATGAAAATAAAAATCCTATACAATGGGAAATAAAAGCTATAGATTCTAGAGAAGATGATTTACTAAGAAAAGCATGTATAAAAAGGGTCCCTATACCAGGTAAGAAAAATCAATTTATGAACGATATGGACTTTAATAAATATGCCGCATTGCTAGCTGTTAAAAGTACTGTATATCCAAATTTAAATGATGCTACTTTACAGGACTCATATGCTGTAATGGGAGCTGAAGATTTATTAAAAGCTATGCTACTACCTGGAGAATATGCTAACTACTTAAATATAGTACAACAAGTAAATGGATTTAATCAAACATTTGAAGAAAAAGTAGAAGAAGCAAAAAACTAATATTAGGAGGCGATTTTGATAGCAATATTGCTCATTATTGCCTCCATAAATTTAAATGGAGACCAAGTGTGTATGATAACATGGATATTCAAGAAAAAGCATTTACAGCCGCATCAATTCAAATTAAAATAGATGCAGATAAAAAAGAAGCTAAAAAAATGAAGAATATGAAAGGTCGATAATAAAAATTTAATTGTAAAGTATAAAAACTCGCTTATTTGATTTATAATTATTAATAAAGGGGTGATTATATTGAACATAATAGTTCTTTTATTAACGATAGCTATATTATTATGCATATCATTTTTTTGTTTTAAAAAAGCAATAACTTTAAGTAAATCCAAAAATAAAATAACAGATTCAAAAATAAATAAACCTGTGGTTGGAATGTATAATCATATTGCTGGACTTTCATTACCAGAGGATACTTCATGTAAGTTATATATACATGATGAAAAAATTATTATTGAGAGTAATGGTATAAAGTTCAATTTATATAAGGATAAGATATTGAATGTATGCATCAAAACAGAAACTGAAATACAAAAACAATATGTAAGTAGCTTAGGAAGTGCAATAGCCGGAGGTGCTTTATTTGGACCATTAGGAGCTATCATAGGTGGAAGAGTAAAAGAAAAAAAATCTAAAAATACCACGAAGTATCTAATATATACATATAAAAAAGATAATGAAATTGATTATATAGCATTTGACATATTAAATGGAATAAATTCACATAAATTTGTATCTGATTTTATTAATAATCCAAATAATATTAATAAAGAAGTAATCTTATAGCACTCACTGTGAGTGCTATTTTTATATTCACTAAAGTGCTGGAGGTGAGAATATGGCAACTATACAAACTGCAATTCGTATTACAGATGGAATGAGCCCTGCATTTAGATCTATGACCAATGCTATGAATATTGTTATTAATAGTTTTGAACACTTGCAAAGTGTATCTAGCAATAGTATTGATACAACTAGTATTCAAACTGCTAGAGAAGAATTAGCACGTGCTGAAATTGCATTTGATACATTAGAAAATGAAATCCGTCAAGCTAACTCTGAACAACAAAACTTTAATAATAGCATTAGAAATGGTGTAAGAGATAGCGATAATCTTTTAAATAAAATGAAAGGCATTGCAGCAACATACATAACAATGCGTGGGATTGGGAATATACTTAATTTATCTGATGAATTAACTAGTACTCAAGCCAGATTAGATATGATTAATGATGGACTTCAAACTACAAATGAATTAAATAAGTTAATATATATGTCCTCTCAAAATGCTCGAAGTGCTTATTCTGATACTGCAGCACTGGTATCAAGGATTGGTATGAATGCAGGAGATGCATTTGACTCTACAGCTGAAATAGTAATGTTTGCTGAGCAATTAAGTAAAAAATTCGTAATAGCAGGTGCAAGTACTGCCGAAATGAATTCAGCATTATTACAATTAACTCAAGGATTAGGTTCTGGAGTACTTAGAGGTGAAGAATTAAATGCTGTATTCGAGTCGGCTCCAAATATAATACAATCTATAGCAGATTACTTAGATGTACCGATAGGGAAAATCCGTGAAATGGCATCTGAAGGAGAACTCACAGCTGATGTTGTTAAAAATGCAATATTAGGTGCGTCAGATGAAACAAATGCACAATTTGAAAAAATGAATATGACCTTTGGTCAAATGTGGACTACATTCGAAAATGTCGCTATTATGGCATTTCAAAAAGTTTTAACTAATTTAAACACTATGTTAAATACAGATGGTTTTGCAACTTTCATTGATAATATTGAAGGTGGTATAGTTGTATTAGCTAGTATCATAAATGATTTGCTCATAATACTTATGAATATAGCTAGTAATCAAGCATTTCAATCCTTTGCAAACGGAATAGTGCTGGGATTAGTGCAAGTTGTAAATATATTAGGATGGGTTTCACAACTAGCACTAGATGTTGCAAATGTATTTGTACAAAATTGGAGTATTATAGAGCCATTAGTGTGGGGGATAGTTACTGCCATAGGTATGTATAAACTTATTACATTGGCATTGGCAACTGCTAACGGTATAGCATCATTATCAAGTCAGTGGTTTAATTTTCAATTAGCTCAAACTGCTATAATGCACGATTTGGCAACTGGTGCGACATGGAGACAAGTTGTAGCACAATATGGATTAAATGCGGCTTTATATGCTTGTCCTTTAACATGGATTGTATTAGGTGTAATTGCAGTTATTGCTGTATTTTATGCTGCAATTGCGGCAGTTAATCATTTTGCAGGTACATCATTAAGTGCAACTGGATTAATAGTAGGTGCAATAACAACCGCTGCTGCAGTAATTGGGAACTTATTTATAGCATTAACTAACGTAGCAATTGATGCATTTGTAATGATTTATAATATAGTAGCTACAGTTGCAAACTTCGTTGGAAATGTATTTAATGATCCAATAGGTGCGGTCATACGATTATTTGCATCTATGGCTGATACTGTATTAGGCATTTTATCAAGTATAGCAAGTGCAATAGATACTGTATTTGGATCTAATTTACAATCGGAAGTTGAAGGCTGGAGAAGTGGTTTAAAAGGATCTGTAGATAGTTTAGTCGGTGAAGGAACGGTATTTGTAGAACCTATGGATAGCAACTCAATGCACTTAGATAGATTAAACTATGGAGATGCATTCAATGCAGGTAACAAATGGGGTTCTAATTTAGCAAATAAAGTAGGAAATATGTTTAATATTGATAACTTAGTTGGGAACGCAAAAGATAACTTAGATTTAAATGGTTTAGATATAGCGGGTGGACTTGGGGAGTCATTTAAAGATTTGAGTTCATTAAGTGACTTAAATAATCTGATGTCCGATGCTGCAAATGCATCTAAAGACACTGCAGGAAATACTGCTAAAATGGCTAAAACTATGAGTTCATCTTCAGAGGATTTAAAATATCTTAGAGATATTGCAGAACAAGAAGTAATCAATAGATATACTACTGCTCAAATTAAAATTGATATGACAAATAATAACAATATAAACTCAGAATTAGACCTAGATGGTGTAGTAAGTTACTTGGAAGAAAAAGTGTATGATTCTATGATTACTGCAGCAGAAGGTACTCACTCTTAAGGAGGTGGAGAAGTATGGCTTATTATTTTTATTTAAATGAAATCTTATTACCTATAGCTCCACCGAAGCTGGAACTTAAGGTAAATAATAAAAATAACACAATGGATTTAATAAATCACGGTGAGATTAATTTATTAAATAAACCTGGATTAACTGAAATTACATTTGATGCTATGATACCTCATAATAAATATCCATTTGCAACATATAAAGATGGCTTTAAAAATGCTGAATACTTTCTTAAAGAGATAGAAAATTTAAAAGTTAATCAAAAGCCATTTCAATTCATTGTGTCCAGGACATCTCCTAATGGCACTGTTTTATTTTATACAAATATTAAGGTGTCATTAGAAGAATACTCAATTATAGAAGATGCCGAAGATAATTCGGATATAACAATACCTATAAAATTAAAGCAATATAAAGATTTTGTAACAAAAAAAATAGTAGTAAGTAAACCTGATTCTAATTCAAGTGTGCCATCTGGTACAGTACAACAAGAGCGACCCGATTCAACTAATAAACCTTCTTCTAAAACTTATACAGTAAAAAAAGGTGATTCTTTATGGTCAATTTGTAAATCTCAACTTGGAGATGGAAGTAAAAGTCGGTATGAAAAGGTATATCAACTAAATAAAGAACTAATGGATTCTTATAATAAAAAATATGGGACTACAAAATATACTATTTATCCCGGGCAGGTGTTAAGGCTTGAATAAAATAGAAGTTATAATACAAAATGGAAATGATTTATATGAACCTTTAGTTGAAGATACAATAACTTGGGAAACTCAACGTAAAGGCTCATGTGGATCACTTACATTAAATATTTTAAAAGATGATGTTATAAATTTTGAAGAAGGTAATGCAATTAGAGTTAAATTAAATGACAATAAGGTTTTTTATGGGTTTATATTTAAAAAAAATAGAAGTAAAGACAATGTAATTAAAGTTGTTGCATACGACCAATTACGTTACTTTAAAAATAAGGACACTTATGTATATGAAAATAAGACTGCTGGTGAAGTATTAAAACTAATATCTAAAGATTTTAATTTAAAATGTGGTCATATAGATGATACTAAATATAAAATCCCCTCTAGAATAGAAGAGGATAAAACTATTTTTGATATTGTATTAAATGCACTTGATATTACATTAGAGAATAATAAGGAGATGTATGTATTATATGATGATTTTGGTGAAATAACATTAAAAAATGTAAGTTCCATGAAATTAAATACATTAATAGATGCAGATATAATAGACGACTTTGATTACTCTTCTTCTATTGATAGTAATACTTATAACAAAATAAAGCTATCAAAAGAAAATGAGGATACGGGAAATCGTGATATATATATCGCTCAAGACTCAAGTAATATTAATAAATGGGGTATTTTACAATATTTCGAGACTATAGATGAGAATGTAGATGGCAAAAGTAAAGCTGACGCACTACTTAAACTATATAATCAAAAAGTTAAATCACTTAATTTAAAAAATGTATTGGGAGATATACAAGTAAGAGCGGGGAGTCTAATAGCAATTGTTTTAGATTTAGGTGATATGAAATTACAAAATTATATGTTAGTGGATAAGGCAACTCATAAATTTAATAATGACTTACATACTATGGACCTCACATTGGTAGGTGGAGAATTTGTATCTACATTAGCATCTTCAAGTTCTTATAATAACTCAAGTAATAAAAATAACAATAGTAGTAATACATCATCTAATAAAGGTAAAGAAGTGACTGCATTATTTACTGCATATTATCCTGCCAATAATTCACTTCAAGGTGGATTATATGATGCAATGGGTAATAAATTGAATCCTAACAATAAGACATGTGCTGCACCTAAATCAATTCCATTTGGAACTAAGATTAAAATACAAGGTACTGGTACATCTAGAGATGGTGAAATATATACTGTAACGGACAGAGGTGGAGCAATAACTATTAAAAATGGAGTTTATCATTTTGATATATTGATGAATAATAAAACAGAGGCTTATGGATGGGGTAGAAAAAATGGTAAAGCATTAATAATTGATGAATCTAGTAGCAATACTTCAAGTTCTACAAGTAGTGATAAATCATCTAAATTAATAAGCGTAGCTAAATCAAAGTTAGGATGTAAATATGTATGGGGAGCAACAGGGCCTAATACATTTGATTGCTCTGGGTTTACACAATGGTGTTATAAGCAAATAGGAATTAACATACCTCGTGTCTCTAGAGACCAAGGTAAAGCTGGTAAAGCTGTAACTAAAGCTAGTTTACAACCAGGTGACTTAGTATTCTTTAATAACCCAATTTCACATGTAGGTATGTACATTGGAAATGGTCAAATGATTCATGCTCCAAGAACAGGAGATGTTATTAAAATAGTTAGTTTAAATAGTAGTTATTATAACTCTAGATACAATTGTGGTAGAAGATTTTTATAAAGGAGATGGATATGCCGAATTTAGTTGAAATTATAAAAGAAGTATCAATGTCAGCATTTAATGAAAGTAAGCCTACTTCTGTTTTATATGGCACAGTAGAAAGTGAGTCTCCATTACGAATTCGAGTTGATCAAAAACTTACCTTAACCGAAACTTTTCTAGTTTTATCTAATTTAGTTAAAGACTATGAGGTTAATATAACAGTAGATGGAATTACACAAAAGTGTGTGATTCATAACTCTTTAAAGAAAAATGAAACGGTGATATTGATTAGATGCCAAGGTGGGCAAAAATATCTAGTTTTAGATAGGATGTGATAAAATGATACCTCAAGATAATGATGATATATTATTTGACTTTGAAATCTCTAAACAACCTAGTAAAACCTATAAACTTAATGATAATAATATAAATGGAGTATGTGATGGTTTAGAGGCTATAAAGCAATCAATATTTCTTATACTAAGTATTGAACGTTATACATATCCAATATATTCATTTAAGTACGGTGTTGAATTTAAAGATTTATACGGTCAACCTAAGTCATTTGTAATCCCTGAACTTGAACGACGTATAAGAGAAGCCTTAACACAAGATGATAGAATAGAAAGTGTAGATAATTTTACATTTGAAACTATTAAAGATAAAGTAAATGTTACATTTACTGCACATACCACGTATGGAAATTTAAGTATAGATAAGGTGGTGGAAGTATAAAATGTTTGAGAATATGACATTTGAATATTTATTACAAAGCATGATGGATAGAGTTCCAAATGCATTTGATAAGCGTGAAGGCTCTATAATGTATAATGCATTAGCTCCAATTGCAGCAGAATTTGCTGAAGCATATATAATGCTAGATTTAATTAATGACGAAAGTTATGTAGATACATGTAGTTATAATTCATTAATTAAACTTTGTAAAGTTCGTTCTATAGTCCCAAATCCTGCTACTAGTACAATTGCAAAAGGTGAATTTAATATAGATATACCAATAGGTTCTCGTTTTTCACTTGACTCTGTAAATTATGTTGTTACTGAAAAAATAACAACTGGAGTTTATAAGTTACAATGTGAAGATGTAGGACCTATTTCTCTTCTAGGTACTTTAATCCCTATTGATTATATAGAGGGTCTTGAGAGTGCAGAACTTACTGAAATACTAATAAACGGTGAAGATGAAGAGGATGAAGATAGCTTACGTAAAAGGTATTATGATAGCTTAGAATCTGAAGCATTTGGTGGAAATATAGCTGACTATAAAGAGAAGGTTAATAAGTTACAAGATGTAGGCGGAGTAAAAGTTTATCCGACACCTGGTGGAATTGGTGGTACTACTACATTAGTTATAATAAATTCTAATTATAGTGTTCCTAGCGAAACATTAATAAAAGAGGTTCAAGAAAAAATAGACCCTACTCAAAATCAAGGTAACGGTCTAGGTATAGCTCCAATTGGTCACATTGTTACTGTAAATGGAGTCGATGCATCAACAATAGATATAAGTACAACTATAACATATCAAGATGGATGGAATTTTGAGGAATTAAAACCGACTTTGGAGCAAGTTATAGACGATTACTTTACTGAATTGAACAAAACATGGGCCGACTTAGACAACATAATAGTTAGAATAAGTCAGATAGAAACTAGACTTTTAAATATTGAAGGGGTACTTGATATAGAAAATACAACTATAAATGGTACTGCCTCTAACTATACAGTCGATGCAGATAACATTGTAAAAAGAGGTGTTATAGTTGCTTAGAAATACAAATCTTATAACTTATTTACCACCTATTTTACAAGATAAAAAAGAATACATACAAATATGTAAAAGTTCAAATAGTGAGTTCGCATTGCTATTCTCGAGTATAGACAATGTATTAAAAGATCAGTTCTTATCTGAATTAACTATTAATGGTGCTAAAAGATGGGAAAAAATAATGAAAATAACTCCTAAAGCATCAGATACACTTGAAGATAGAAGATTTAGAATAATAAACAGATTCTTAAATAAGTTACCTTATACTATGCGAAGTTTACATCAAACTTTAACAACTTTATGTGGTCCTAATGGATATAAAATTGAATATATTCCATCTACATATACATTACAAGTCAGATTGGAATTAACTGCTAAAAATCAACTAGATGAAGTTATACGAAGTTTGAAATATATTGTCCCAACTAATATCGTCCAAGATATAAGTTTACTTTATAATCAGCATTTAACAGTTGGTAAATATACACATGCTCAATTAAGTGCATTTAGACATCAAGGTATAAGAGAGGAGGCTCTTGGGTAATGAAAGAAACTACAAATTTAAAATTAAAAAAGCCCGATCAAAATGATTTTTATAATATAGATGATTTTAACAATAATTCAGATATTATAGACGAGGAAATAGGCAAAATAAAAGAAGATATGAAAAATATAAGTACAGATGCAGAAGGAACATCTTATGATAATACCAGTAGTGGATTAACTTCTCAAAATGTACAAGGAGCAGTTGATGAGGTTTTAGCAATTGCTAAAGATGCTAAAAGTCAATCAGAGGCAAATAAAACAAGTATTTTAAAGAATGCTAAAGAAATTGAAAATTTAAAGCAATCTGCCAGTAACGGTAAAAATATAGTTGCAACCGCTATTGGTTCTCCACTTCAAGCGAGTGATACTTTTGCAACTATGGGAACTAAGATAGATACACTTACAGAAAATTTTAGAAATAATTTAGCTAGTAAAGGCATTGAATGTTTGCATACTGATAAATTGAGTGTATTAGTTAATAAGGTAAGTCAATTCAAGCTTTTTCAAAAATTTCCAGGCACAAGCGAAGAGATAATTAATGACAGGAGTGAATGCACATCTACTGATGTAGTAGGGGTATGGCAATTAAAACGAACTATACCTATAGAAGAATATTTTCATGGAATTCGGATGTCATATATAACTGTTGGGGTCTTTGGCTTTACATCTAAAATTGAACATATAAGAGGTAATCAAATTTTAACTTCAAATTCAACAAGTGACCAAAGCACTAAAATTACTTTAGATATAATGGACTTGCAAGTAGGAGATAAGATTTTAATGTACGCTCAAACAAACGAAAACTATGAGGGAAATAAATCTTATGGAGGTTGGAAAAACCTTGTTATTAGCTATTCTTGGCGACCAGTAGAAGGTGAGGAGGTTTAGTTATGATTAAAAAAATTAATTACTATAGTGAAGAAGAGAAAAATATCATTTTAGAAGAAAATAAAGATATGTATTTAATAGAACACGCTAAATTATATAATGAAAAATATTTAATTTTTTCAGATTCACCTCCTATTGAAGTATTACAAAAAGAACAGGGTGGAAAAATATCCATTTTGGAAACCGAAAATGAGAGTCTAAAAGAAGGATTACGAGCAGTTTTAAGAGGTGATATGCAAAGTTTAGCATATATTTTATATCCGGAAGATTTTAATACTTTTAGAAAGTAGGTGTATGAATGAATAAAAAATACAACTTAAAATTAGATTTACAATTCAGATGTAATAACTCAACTATGAAGTTTGATGAGTTTGATAATAATACATCTGATTTTTTTATACGAGTAACTAGAGCAGGTGAACTAATAGATATCTCTAAGGCTATAGTAACTTTAGTTGTAATTAAGCCAGATAACAGTGTAGATGCTCAATTTGTAGATATAGATAGTAATAGAGCTTATTGCGACTTGAAGCCAACTATGAAAAATTTAGTAGGAAAGTATGAAGCTATAGCTAGTATAACTGTAGATGGCGAAACAGTTAATACTGGTATTGATAATCCTATAATCTATGAAGTTACTGAAAATAAATTTTTAAGGCAACTTAATCAAAAGGTTGTAACAGAAGAAAGATTTACTCTTCTTACAGACATGATAAATCGTTTATCTACTATAGAAATATCAGAAGAACAAAGAGTGATAAATGAAGCTGAAAGAATATTATCAGAAGAAAATAGAAAAATAGAAGAAGCTAAAAGGGTAGAAGTTGAACTTATTAGGCAACACGAGGAAGCTGATAGAGCTAAGTATGACGCTACAAGAGAAAGTAATGAGAATATAAGAAAAATTAATGAAGAAGCTAGAATATCTAGTGAAAATGTAAGGCTTGAAAATGAAGCTAATAGAATAGAGCAAGAAGCTAATAGAGTGAAAGCCGAACAACTTAGAAAAGATAATTACAACTTAATGACAGAGGATGAAGAAAGAAGAAGATCAGAAGCTAATGCTCATAAGGAAGCAGAAGCCCTAAGAGTATCAGCAGAAAATACTAGAGTTAATGAAGAAGCTAAAAGAAGAACTACAGAACAAGCTAGAGTATCAGCAGAAAATACTAGAGTTAGTAATGAAAATACAAGAAAAACTAATGAAGTAACTAGACAAACTAATGAAACTAAAAGGGTAGAAGCTGAAACTCAAAGACAAAATAGATATAACTCTTTTATAGCTGATGCAGAAGCTAATGCTAATAACTTTGAAAATTATACTAATAGTGCAAAAATTAAAGAAGAAGAAAGAAAGTCTAATGAATTAGATAGAAAATCACAAGAAGATAGAAGAGTATCTAATGAAGTTGAAAGAATATCTAATGAAAACACTAGAAAAGCTAATGAAGCAGTTAGAGAAAAAAATGAAGCTTCTAGACAGAATACTTTTACTAATAAAGTAAATGAAGTTGATAAAAAGATAGTTGAAATGAATACTGCTAAAGATAATTTTATATCTAGTATAAATACTAAAGTTGATAATAAAATATCTGAAATAGATAAATCTAAATCTGACATGACTAATACTGTATCAAATAAAGTAAATGAAGTAGAAACTAGATTTAATGCACTTACTTCTAAACAACAACAAGATGCAGAAGTAATAGATGCTAGAGATGGAGAAACTTCTCTTAAAGCTAGACTTGATAGAGATATAGAAAAAGCTAAACAAGTTTACGTAAATATAGAAGGAAGTAATATATCTACTGATAGTTCAAGTGGATACGCTAAAGACGTTGAGATACTTGGTAACACTATACAAGATGCTTCAAACCTTGCAGATATAAGGTCTGTTGGAGATAAGGTCGAAGGTCAAGAACTGTATGAAATACCTGTTTTAAGTGTTGGGAAGAATTTGCTTGCAAATAAATTAGAAGATTTCATTGATGAAGCTTCATACAAGAAAATCACGATAAATCTTGAAATTGGGAAGGATTACATATTATCCACAAATTGTCCAATTGATAATGGAAGTGCAAACTTGTTTATTGGTGGAGTGATTACAAATACGAATGGATGTTGGAACAATGCTCCAAGAAAAGTAGTTGGAAATAGAAATATAGATATTTATATTAAGAAAAGTTTCGTAAGTGGTACTTTTGAAGATTTCTTTAATGGAAGATATTATATCCAACTTGAAGAAGGTACAGTAGCAACTCCATACGAGCCATACGTTGAAGATAAACTAACTATTTTATCACCTACACAACTTGAAAAAGTAGGAGATGTTCGTGATAGAATAATCGAGAAAAATGGAGTATTTGGAGTAGAGAAAAATATAGAAACATACCACCCTAATGTGAATAAAATATACAATTATCTATCAATGGAAAATAGTTTTAGGGTTAGTTCTAATAGTGTGGATGCCATAATAACTCCAAAAACTTCAAGAAGTATATGTAACTTACTTATAGAAGGTGTGGGTAGTGATTGGACATTAGATAAACAATGTTGTTATGTACTTACAAACAATACTCTTGTAATTAAAGGTGATATACGTAATGCAAGTAATCTTGAGGAAGCTAGAGAGTGGATAAAATCAAGTGGATTATATGTCAAATATCCAACTACACAACCACAATTCATACCATTACCACATTCACAACAAGTTAAACTGCGTACATTCGCAAATAAAACTAACATTTCATTTGGTTGTGAAATAGAAGGAACGATAAAAGCACAAGTACCGAAGTCTTTAGGTGCTACTGTTAATACACATACTGAACAAATCAACAACTTAAACAAAGAATTAGATAGAGTTAAGAAACTTGAAGAGAGTACAGTATCAACTGTTACCACTGAAAGTGATTTTACAACTGTTGAAGCAACGTCAAATGGGTATTTTGAGGATGTGAAGCTAGAAGGTAAGACGTTAGTGAATTTAATATCTACAACACACTCTTATATATCTTCTGATAATACAGAAATACATAAAGATGTAAATACTGATATGACGACAAGCAAGACATTAACTATTCAAGGTAAAGCAAATAAAGTAATATTATTAGAAGTTAGACTTGATGGTGTGTTTAGTAAAAACATACTATGCACTCCTGTGGATGGGGTTATAAATACTAAAGTAGCTTTAAGTAGTGGTGAAAGTATAAGAAGAATTAAAGGAATATCTGCTTACGGTTGGAATCCTAGTGAAGAGTCTTTTTTATTCAATGATAACTTCATCCTCCTAGAAGGCGACCACACACAAAACCCACCAAGTGGATATATAGAAGGACTTAAATCAGTAGGTCAAAATGTAGATGAAATAGTAGTTTCAAGTACAACAAATGAGTTTACAAAAGATTTTGAATATGTGGATTTAAACACAAAGCATTCGTATAGAGCAAATCAGACTGTAAATAACTTAATTAGAGCAAGTTTAACTAATATATCTAATAAAATTATCAAAGTTGAATTATTTAATAGAAGTGACTATAGCTATCATAGTGGTATAGACATTAACCCAAATCAAACTATAGAATTAGATTTAAAGGATGTTTATATAAAATGGATTAGTTTTGACAAAAATTATTGGGTAGATAAATATGAAACGACAAAATATTATGCACATCTTATATTAAATGGTAAAGCAGATAAAAAACGTCTTTTATATTACAACGAAGAAACTCAAACTTGGGAAAAACCTATACTTCGTGAATGGGATAGTATAGAGAAACACGCTAATGGTAAGTATTACTATCATGTTAGAAGTAAAGAAGGAGATTATGTAGAAGGAGATGAATCTCTTAATGATTGTATAACTGATTTGACTGTAAGTGTTAAAAAACTAGCAGAAGAAAAAGTATACGAATGTACTAACATAGATTTAATAACATATGCAAATGAAACTAACTATATCGTTGAGTGTGGGGCAATATCACCAAAGACTACTTTAAAAGTTCATAATAATATATCTAATGTAGTTAGCTTATTGCAAAAGAAAGTTAGCTTATTAGAAAGTGATGTAACTAGCTATATGATAACTCAAAATAGATTAATGTTAGCAAGTAGATATAATGCTGATAATGTAACTTTTAAAGTTGACTATCCTAGCATGATGTCAGAAAGAGAAGTCGAAATAGATTATGATTTATTTAAATTGATACAAGATAATATAATAGTTGGACCTGAAAACTATGATGTAGATAAAATGCTTGAAATAATGGATTTATATGCTATGATAGGATTTATAACTTGGGAAATGTGGGACTATTTATATGAAGTAATAGACAGCCAAATTAATCCGGTAATAGGAGATCTAGAAGGAGCACCTGAAATATAGGTGTTATTTTTATGCCATGATAAGGGGCATTGTACCTTATCTAAATAAAATATAAAAAGGATGGTAAATTATTATGATATTAACAACTACAATGGCAAAGAATTTTGAAAGAATAATAAAAAGTGGGAACTATGATGCTGCTAAGGTATTAAGTGATATAGAAGCAGCTAGAGTAAGAAAAAGAATAACTGATGCAGAATCAGAATATCTAAATGAATTAATTGAGGTAGACTTAGAAAGTAGAGTAGATGAACAAGTTAAACAATTAGGAAAATAATAAATCTAAAGACTAGAGATAATTTCTCTAGTCTATTTTTTATAAAAGGCGGTGCATTATGAATTTTACAGAAATAGTAGGTAGTATAGGGTTTTACGGGGCTTGTATGGTGGCTCTTGCTATATGGGTAGATAAGCAAATAAAAAATAATAGAGAAGATACACAAAAGACTATAGATATATTAAGAGAAGATGCTAAAGAAGATAAGGACAGGCTATTAAATGAAATAGCATACAATAGAGAGGTTATAGCAAAAGTTGTTGCTACAAATGATGTACTAGCAAAAGATTTAACTGTTAAGGTAGATAAAATATTAGATAAGGTAGGTGTATAAAATGAGATTGTTAATATCAGCTGGACACACTCTTACTGGCAAAGGTACTGGTGCAGTAGGATTTATAAATGAAAGTCAAGAAAATAGGGTATTAGCTAAGTTTGTAGTTGAGTATCTTAAAAAATTAGGTTGTGAAACAGATTATCATGAAGTAAATAGTGGTAGTGATTATATAGAGCAACAAGCTAAAAAAGCTAATTCCAAAAATTATGATTTAGTTGTTCAAATACACTTTAATAGTTCAGATAATGCAGCTGCTAATGGTACAGAAGTAATATACAGAAGTTCTAAAGGGAAAGTATTTGCTCAAAAAGTTCAAGATAAACTTAAAACTGAATTTAAAGACAGAAAAATAAAGCATGATATAAATGACTTAAAGCGTAATTTGGGTTGGTTAAGATTGACTAATCCACCGGCAATATTAATAGAAACTTGCTTTGTATCTAATAAAAGTGATACTGATAAATATACATCTAATAGGAAAAAGATAGCTAAATTAATAGCAGAAGGTATAGCAAATCAAACTATAGTTGAAAATAGTAATTCTAATACTTCATCTGCTGATAAAAAACTATATGCAGTTTGTGTAACTGCTTGTGAATATAATTCTGCTAAGAAGATGCAAGAAGAATTAATAAATAAAGGTTACAAAGATACATATTTAATTCCTAGATAGTATGTTATAATATAGATAACAACTCGTCGTGTTAGCACTAGAACACAAATAAGGGATTCTTAGCTAGTGCAGGTGGTAACTAATAACTAAATTGCAAAATCAACCGTAATAACTAGAGCATATAGCTCTAGTTCTTTTTTTATGCCATAAATTATTTGTCGAAAACTTTTTTAAATTATTTTTATAAAAGTTATATAATTCGTTACGAATTATGATATAATATAAATATAAAGAACAACAAATAAAAATAATTAAGGAGGAAACAAAGATGAAAAATGTATTTAAGAAAGCTCATGAAATAACTAAAAATATAATAAAGAAAGGTGATAGTTATAGAGAAACTTTTAGACTTGCATTAATCTTTGTTTACTCTGAAATAAAGAAAGGAGTAAATAAGATGATAGAATTAAAAGGAACTGAAAAGCAAGTTAAATGGGCAAATGACATAAGAGAGATAATGATGGAATGTTTAAATAAGAGTTTAAAATTCCAGGAAGAAGAAGCACAAAGATTAGAAATAAAAAAAGGTAAGCCAAGCAAAAGAATGACTAAAATAGTAGAAGTATTTAAAAATTATATCGAAATGGTAGAAAATCAAGAATCTGCTGCATGGTTTATAGAAAATTTCAAATGTTTAACTTCAGTTGATAGAGATAGAGCAGGGGACATTTTATTTGATACTGTTTTAGGAAGAAGATAATAAAATACCAGGAGCTATAAAAATAACTCCTGGTACACTTCCAATATGGACTACTTAGCAATGTAATAATTTAAAATAATAATTCAATTTACATTCCAATATGTATCTACTTAAAAATAATAGTAAAATATTTATATTAAAAAGTCAAGGAGAATAAAAATGAAAATAGATAGTATAAAAATAAGTAAGGCTCTAGAAAGAACTCAAATAAATTTAGAAAAAATGATTAATGACAGTTCTAAAGTAAACGAGTGTATAAAAGTAATAAAAAAAATTTGGGATGATTTAGAAACTATACTTTTTTATATAGATGTAAAGAACTTAGAACAAGATAAATTTGATGCATTTACAAATGTTATGAGTTGTTTTGAAGATATTGTAGATAATTTAGAAAATAATTATTTTAATAGATATATGAAAGATTTTTATGATAGTATAAACGTATTTAACTCTGTATTTAAACAAGAATATAATAGTTTTGTAGATGAAAGAAAAGCTAAAATAGCATTTAATAAAAGTGGAGGTACTGCAAAAGGCACTGCGATAACTAATAGAGTTACAATTCCAACTAGTTGGATAAAAGAGTTAGGTATAAATCAAGAAAATAGAGAAGTAAAACTCACTTTAAAAGACAACAAAATAACAGTAGAAAAAATAAAATAAATTTACTAGAGTTTAAACAAAGAGTGGTATGAAATTTATCACTCTTTTTTCTGTGTGAAAAAATCATCATTTAATTCTAATAGAATAGTGTATAATATAATTACTAACTCGTCATGTTAGTAGCAGAACATACACATAAGGGATTCTAAAACTGCTACAGGTGGTAACTAATAACCAAATTGCATAATATCAACATAAAAAGACTAGGGCTATATGCTCTAGTTTTTTTATGTAATAAAAGCAAAAATTTATCTAATTCGACATATATCATATTGTATACTATTTAATGTAACAAAAATATACATAGGGAGGAATATTAAATGAAGTTTAAAAAGAAGTTCTTATCTAGTGTAATTGCATTAGGATTAGTTGTATCAAATATGTTTATATCTAATGCGAATACACAACAACTAGAAGTGCATCATATCAATGTTGGGCAAGGTGAATCTATATATATAGAGTTACCAGATGGTTCTGATGTATTGATTGATGCAGGTAAAAGTAATTATGGGAGTACAGTAGTAAATTATCTAAAAGGACAAGAGAAGGATATAGATATAGAGTATCTTATAGCTACCCATCCTGATGCAGATCATGTAGGAGGAATGCAAGAGGTATTTAAAGAATTAAATATTAAAAACTTTATATATCCAACTGATACACCACATGATACAAAAACATGGCAAAATGTATTAAGTTTAGCTGATTCAGAAGGATGCACTATAAAAGATAGTACACCAGGAACTACTTTTAATATTGGTGGGGCTACAATGAAGTTTATACAGCCTTCTGTAGATTATAGAGATAATAACGATGATAGCGTAGTTACATATTTAGAATATAAAGACGTTAATTTTATGTTTACTGGAGATATAGAAGCTGAAGCAGAAAAAGATATGGTTGCTCAGAACCTAGTTATAGACGTAGATTTTATGTCAGTTCCACATCATGGTTCAAAAGGTTCTAGTACAGAAGCGTTTTTAGCAAAAGCTAAACCTGAATATGCAATAGTAAGCGTTGGAGCTGATAATAGCTATGGTCATCCATCTGCAGACGCATTAAATAGATATAATGCTATAGGATCTAAAGTATATAGAACAGATCAATTAGGAGATATAGTTATAAAAACTGATGGAAATACTACAAGCATAAATGGTAATAATGTAGATACATCAGGAATGCCTAGTGATATAACTGGACATTGGGCAGAGAATCAAATTAAAGATTTTATAAATAAAGGATATGTAAATGGATATCCTGATGGAACATTTAAACCACAAGATAGTATAACGAGAGCAGAGTTTGTAAAAACACTAAATAAAGCATTTGGTTTAACTACTAAAAGTGGAAGAGTATTTGATGATACAGTATGGCATTGGGCTAAAGATGAAATAGATATAGCAGTAACTAATGGAGTGTGTCAAGGAACATCAGATACAACATTTGAACCAAATGCACCAATAACAAGAGAGCAAGCAGCTAAAATGATAGCTAATTATAAGAAAATAGCAGATACGCATCATAATAAAATAAATGGATATAATGATTGTTCTCAAACTGCAAGCTGGGCAATAAATGAAGTAGAAGCAATATTAGAAGCTGGATACATGAATGGATATAGTGATACTAATACTTTTAAGCCTAAGAACAATATAACTAGAGCAGAAGCAGTAGTTACATTAGGAAGAGTTATAGCTAATCCTAATCCAGTAATGCCAGAACCACCAGTGCCTACAGAACCTGTAACACCGCCAACAACTAATCCAACGCCAAACCCACCAACAAATAGCGGAGGAAATGGATTAACAAATAGCTCGACAGTATATGTAACACCAAGTGGTAAATCTTATCATAAAACTAAGAGTTGTACAACTTTAAAAAGAAGTAAGGTTATAAATGCAGTAACTTTATCACAAGCAAAAGCACAAGGTAAATCAGATCCTTGTAACATATGTGTTAAATAATAATTAAAGTAGTAGGTTAATCCTACTACTTTTTATATATAATCATTCATTACTAAACAACACCAAACTATGCCTCCTATAACTAAAATAGCAGGACCTATTAATAATCCATATCCTAAATAAGTTAAATTCATAATATCACCTCATAAAGTTTATTTCCAAAAATTATAAAAAATATAATCAGGACAGGCATTATTTTCTATACTTCTCCATACAATGTATTAACAAGTCAATAAAAAGCATCAGAAAGGAGCAGATATGAAGAGGAAACAGTCTCTTAAATTATCTATTTCATTCAAAGAAAATCTTAGAGATTTAGAGATTTACAACTTTTTAAATGAAGTTATAAAAGATGAAATAGGAATAAGCACCTATATTAAAATGCTTATATCAGAAGATATGAAAAAAAGAAATGCATAATTAAAGAGCCACAGGATGGCAGTCCGTATGGCTCAAAACTCAGTGAATTAATAAAAATTAATTCGTATATACTATTCGATAAAAAATCTTAGAACCCTTCAATAAATTTCATAAAATTTCATATCAAGTACATTCAGTACATAAACTACCGATAAATTAAATCATATCAAAGATTAACTATTAGAATAAAAAGTTTTCAATTATAGTACCTAAGATACCAGATACAACAAATACTAAAGCATCCATTAGAATTACCTCCGATAAATATTATAAGATTAGGATTACCAAAATAAAGGGGGATTATACATGCTAAATAAAAGAATTAGAACTTATAGTTTTTACGATTTTAGAACTCAATATACAAGTGAAGATATTACATTAGTTAATAGAATAATATCACATATACAAAATAATAAAATTATGTATACTAGATTGATTTTAGTAACAGCTTTATTGTTGCATTTTAATATAAATTTTGTATTTGCTAATGAAGTAGGGACTTCTTTAGATGCTACATTTAATCAATTAATAGAATTATTAAAAGACTTTGCTAAATGGGGATGTTTAGGTATGGGACTTAAAAAATTAGTTGAAGAAATGTTATCAGGTGCAAATTTTAAGCAGGCAAGTGTAGCTGGAATGCAATACTGGCTATGCTATATATTTATACAGTTCTATCCAAAATTATTTGACATGATAAAAATGTAAAGGGGGATTTAAGTATGAGTTGGTTTAGTTTTGGAAGTAATGATAATAAGGATTCTATAAAAGATAAAATAAGAGATTTAGAAAGAGATTTAAGAAGTATAGAGTATGATTATTATAAAGCTTGTGATGAACTTGATAGAGCAGAAAGAGAAGGAGATAGTATATCAGAGAGAAGATGGGACGATTATGCGTATAATTTAAAGTGTAAAAAAGAAGATTTAGAATATGAAATAAGAGACTTAGAAAGATCATTATAGGAGGGATTTTATGCTTAGTTATATATTAGAAATTATAGATTCTATTGGAGATTCTATAGTGAATTTTATTGATATATATAGTTTTAAAGCATGCTTATTAGTTGGATTAGTTGCTCTTATTCTTTATATATTCGGATATGATAAAGGTAAAAAAATTGCTACTGTAAGTCCAGCTGTATATATTGTAATTGAAATATTTATGAAAGCGTGGTTTGGAGTATGATAAAAAAGAAAACAGAAAGTATTAAACTATCTAAGTATATAGAAATTCAAAAAGCAGAATATACTCATATTCAAGTAATACCTTCTAAAAGTTGCAGAAACACCAATACGGATAAAATATTAGTTTTAGCTAATACAATGTATAAAAAACTAGATAGGCTTATTAGAATCGAAAATAAGAAACTTATCATTACTAGTAAATTAAAGTTATCATATTATATTCATATTACTAAAAGATGTACGGAATTTTATTTTATAGTACCTACAGTGTTTTATAGTCAAGTTAAAACTAAACTTAGTGAAACCTGGAAGAATGTTGAGATAAAAAAAGTTAATGCTCTGCCAATAAATATTAATGACTGTACTAAGTATCAATTAAGTTATAAATTAAATGATGTATTAAGTCTTAATGTAGATAAGAGAAGTAATAGTTTATTAAATGCTAATTTATCAGTTTTAGAAATTTTACAGGATGATGAAGCTGTTGGTATATTTTATAACTTTATACCTATGAGCCAAAAAGAACAAAATTACTTTAAAATTAGTTCTCAAGAAGCACTTAATAATTTTAGAAAAGGAATAAATTTAAAAAAATCAAAAAATATAGTTGATTTAGGTGTTATTAGCTTGAAATTTTTAGTGGACTTTATAAACGGTCTTTTAAATGCCTTTTTAAGCGCGCCTAAAAATAGTCATAATATAATTAATCCTGTTGAAAAAACGACTTCTTCTAGCACCCAAAGAAAAGCTAAAAGTGATATCATTAAAACTCAAGCTATAATTTGTGCTAAAAGTGATGAAAAAGAGAGGGAAAAACAACTTTGTACTACTACTTTTAATACTTTTACTAGTTTAAACGGTGATAATGAGTTAGAAATGGAAGAAGTTAAGAAAAATATAGACATTTATAAAGATGATATAAAAGTTAAATATAATTATACCTCAACTTTAGAATCTGGGAAGTTTGTTAATGTGGCCGGGAAAGATATTATAGAACAACATAAAAATATTAAACATAATAAACTTTTAGAATTAAGAGCTCCAAAGTGCTTAGAAGATGGAGAAGTAAGAATAGGTGAAGTGAAACATAAGGATGATAAACAAATGACTTATTATTCTACAGATGAGCAAATGAAAAGATTAGGTAGAGTTTTGCTTGGTCCTATGGGAGCAGGTAAAGATTATTATATGACTAATATGGCCAAAGATATTATAAAAGTAGGCAGAGGTCTTATAGTATTAGATTATATTGATAAATGCCAACTAGCAGATAATATAAAAGCTATAACTCCAATTGATAGACTAATAGAAATAAATTGTGCTAACCCTAAACAATTACAGTCTTTTGCTTATGATGAGTACAAATATAGTGATAGTGATAGAGAAGTAGATAAAATAGATATATGTATGCAGAAAGCTCAACAATATAATATGTTGCTTGATACTATCAATGATGTTAATAGCACTTTAACTCCGAGGATGTTAAGATATTTAAATGCAGCTGCAACAATAGTTTTTAGAGTGAATCAATATTCTAGTTTTAAAGATATAATTGATGTGCTTAAAAATCCAACTAAAAGGGATAATATCATATCTTTATTGCCAGCAAGTGCAAAGGAGCTATTACAGGATGAAATAGATGACTTAGAAGAATTATCTAAAAGAGATAAAAAAGGAAATATTGAAAATGCAGATAGTAAAATAGATGGAATACTCGATAGAATAAGTAAATTAAAAAGTTCTAGTATATACACTAAGTTATCTTATATAAGTGAAAGTACTAATAATGTAGATTTTATAAAAGCTATAAATGAAGGTAAAGTTATATTAATCAAGATACCAGCTAAAAGATTTTCTAAGACTATGAGAAGTTTATTAGCTACATTCTTTTTACAAAAGGTTTGGATAGCTAAAGAGCAAGGTGCTACTGAAACTCAAACAGAATTATTTATCAATGAAATACATCAAAGTTACCATTGTCAGTTGCTTATGGAAGATATATTAGTAGAATGTAGGAAGTTTAATTTAACACCTACATTAGCTATGCACTATTTAAGCCAGGGAACTAAAAAGCTAAAGGAAAGTATATTAGCTTCTGGATCTTCTTTCTTGCTACTAAGTGGATGTGATAAAAAGGCTTATGATGAATTAAAACACTACTTTGAAAAAGATGGATATAGTGAAAATGATTTAGTTGAGCTAGATAGATATAATGCTTTATGTTTAATAAAAAATGAGGAAACACAATATTCAAGTTTTGTGTGTAAATTACCTGCATAATGTACAAAAGTGTGTAAAAATATACGTCAACTACTTATACTAATTTACACACTTTTGAGTTAAAAAACTCTAAAATGAGCAAAAAGGAGTAGAATATGGCTAGAATTCAAGTTAGTTTTAAAAATAACGATAAAGAATTAAAACTATACGATGAAGTTATGAGAGCTTACGATAAAAGCGCATTTGTAAAAGGATGTATTCAGTTCTACTTAGATAATAAAGATAACAAGGTACATATAGATAAAGAGAATATTCAAGTAACTAATGATATAGATAATGTAGATTGGGAATTTTAAGAGGGAGAATATATGAAACTTGGAATAGATATTGGGAATTATAATGTAAATACTTCTGAAAATATTATGTTTAAAGCATGTATTAGTAATCATAAAGAGTTTGGGAGCTATTGTGATAAACTTGTTTACGAAGGAAAAGCTCACTATATAGGAGAAGGAAAATTAGAAATAGATTATAGAAAATTTGATAAAAGTAATTACTTACCTTTATTACTAGCTGCTATTTGTAAAAGTTGTACTCATGAGGAAGTTGAGATAGGAGTCGGATTACCTTTAACACAGTACAAAGAAAATAGGAATGAACTTACTAATATGTTGAACTCTAAAGAATTTAAAGTTGAATTTAATGGAGTTAGTAGAAGAGTAAAAATTGTAAAAGCTACAGTGTTTCCAGAAGGGATTGCTAGTTACGTGAGCTCTAATGAAAAATTAAAAGGTTTTGTGCAGGGTAGAGATGTTGTTGTAGTTGATATAGGGGGTGGAACCACAGATATATCTCTTATAAGAGGTAGAAAGGCTTTAAAGTCTACTAGTATAAATAAAGGAACTATAGATATATATAATGTAATAAAGATAGCTTTGGAAGAAAAATACTTTGATATAAATATAAGTATAGATAATATACAAATGTATATAGATAGAGGGTTTTGGTATAAAGGAGAAAAACAAGATATATCTTTTGCAATAAAAAGATCTAATGATATTTTTAAAGAAATATATAATGAGTTGAAGTTAAATTATCCAATTAATACTGAAGCAGTAGTTCTCTCTGGTGGAGGAAGTGACTTATTATTAAAAGTGTTTAAAAGTAAAATAAATAGCATTGCAGTTGATGATGATTTATATGCAAATGCAAAAGGCTTTAAAATACTAATGAAATAATGGAAAGAAGGATAAAATCCTTCTTTTCTTGTTATATTTAGGCTAAAACAACGAGAAAGCTATATGCATACACTTTCCCTAGGGTCACTTATAATCGATTAGCTGACCATCTAATAAAATTCTTAGAGAGCTAAGAACGTAAACTATTTTATTCGATAGCTAATATAAGTGTATGAAATAGGACATCAAAAAAGTGCTAGTCCGTATATAAAAGTTAATTTATATGTAAAAAAGAGTTAGAAATTAATCTAACTCTTTAATAATTAGAGTTGTTGATAATACTGTGGATAAAATGTTGATAACTATTGTGTTTGAAATAAAACTGACAATAAACTGACTATAATCATTTTAAAAAAGCTATATATGTTGAAATTTAAATGTTATTTTATTAAAAATGTTCACATGATGGATGTGGGCATCACTAAGGAATACATTCGAATTAATTTGTAAGTACTAGTAAATAACTAGCATTTAGATGGATTTGAAAGATTGATATAGAGTTTAATCAACTGACATCAAACTGACAAATCCATTTTTATATTAATTAACTGACAAATAACTGACACTATTTAAACATTAAATTAGATATATTTTCACTTGCTTTTATATCCATTTCCTTAAGAACATGACTATATCTATTTAATGTTATTTTAATATCTGTATGTCCTAATCTATTACTAATAGTTTTAAAATCTGTGCCAGATAGTACTAGCATTGTTGCATGTGTATGCCTTAAATCATGTTGTCTAATATATCTTATAGCATTTTTTTGAGTAAATCCTTTCCAACGTTCTCTTAAAGCAGATGGAATGAATGGATTTAGTTTTTGATTTAAACATACTATATCTTCGTATTCTAAAACTCCTTCTATTCTATACTTATTATGTTGTATCTTCCATTTCTTTAACTTATTCATTAATTCCACAGGAGCGGAGATAGTTCTAATAGATCCTTTTGTTTTAGGTGATTTAAACTCAATCTTGTTTTTGATATATATTAAAGATTGATTAATAGTTATAGTATTATTTTTAAAATCTATGTCTTTCCATCTTAAACCACATACTTCTCCAGCACGTAGCCCCATGGTCAACATTAGTAGTATAGGTATTTCTATATTAGTACCTTCTAATTTGCTTATTATTGTTTTGACTTCACATTTGTCATAAACTTCAAAAGGTTCTTTACTTTCTCTTAAAGCAGGTGGGTTTTTAACAAAATCACAAGGATTTTCATTTATCTCTCTTAATCTATAAGCTTCATTAAGTACAGCTTTTACTACTCCAGTTATAGGCTCTGCTGTGCTTTTAGTATACTTAGCAAACATAGCATTTATAAAACTTTGTAGCATAGAAGGAGATACATCTTTTAATTTTATATCTTTAAAAAACGGTTCTATATTAACTTTGACTACGCTTTCTCTTCTATATAAAGTTGTAGGTGATAATTTTTTAGATTGATCATTATGATATTGTTTATACCTCTCGACAAAAGTTATATCTTTACTTATAATAAACTTGTTATTATTAATAGAAGATTTTAAATCAATCAGATGTTTCTCTGCATCTTTTTTACTTTCATATTTTCCTAAGCTCTTTTGTTTGAATTTACCAGTTTCATCTATATATTCTATATAGACGTTATAATTGTTACCTCTTTTTCTTACAAAAGAGCTTTTGATGTTGTAATTATTCATGTCTAACACCTCACTGATGCTATAATTTATAATACATTAATTTCAATTTTTACTACTTTCCCTATTATTGAAACATATCCAACTTCAATATCTGAAGCTGGGAAAAACATTGGAACGTAATTCGGATTCTCTGAAATTAACACTAATCCATTTTCTTGTTTATAAACTCTTTTTAATGTTGCTTCATCGCCATTTACTCTAACAGCCATTATATCGCCGTTTCTTTCTATAAAGTTTTGTTTTTTTATTCTAACTCTATCTCCTTCATAGATTCTAGCATTTATCATGCTATCTCCCTTTACTTGCAAATAAAAATATTTTTCCCCTTGCATTAATTCCTCCTGATGCACATATTCATAACCTATAATGTTGTCTTCTGCAAACATTGGTATACCTGCTTTTATAGCCCCTAGTACTGGTATTTTTACCATTTTATTATTGTCAATTTCTATTAAATTTGTAATATTATTTACATCGGTTTTATTAATATTTTTTTCTTTTTTGTCAGTTTGTCCAACTAAATACTCTACAGATACACCGAAATAATCGCAAATATTAATTAATGTTTCCATCTCAGGTCTTTGATGACCATTTTCATATTTGCTAATAGAACTTTTATCAAGGTGGAATAATGTAGCTAAATCTTGTTGAGTTAAATTCTTCTTTTTTCTTTCTTCTTTGAATCTTATTCCAAATTTATCCACTTACAAAAACACCTCCATGTTGAATATTTTACTACAAGTTGACTAAAAATAAATAAAAGTTGATTTATTATCATTTTTTTCAATAAAAAATGTTGACAAGTTGATTAAAAAGAAATATTATATAAATATAAAGTTGATAGCAAGTCAACAAATTACATAAAGTAAGTCGAGGTGATATACAATGACAAAAGAACTTAAAATCTTGAGAATTAAACATGATGTTACTCAAGAAGTTGTTGCAGAAAAATTAGGAGTTGAAAAGACTACTTACTGTAGAAAAGAAAAAGGTAAAATCGCTTTTTCTTTACAAGATGTAAAAATTCTTAAAGAATTTTACAATCTTACACCAGAAGAAGTAGTTCAAATTTTTTTAACTTAAAAGTTGATTATTAGTCAACAATAGTTTAACCAAAACTAAAAACAAAAATTCATATATATTGGAGGAAACAAGATGAGTGAATTAATTAATGTTCAACAAGTAGATGGTCAACTTTTAGTAAGTAGCAGAGAAATAGCTACTAACTTTGAAAAACAACATAAACATGTAATAGAAAAGATAGAAAATACTAGAGCCGAAAATTCGGCTATACAAGAAATGTTTATAGAAAGTACTTATATAGCTTCTAATGGTAAAACCAACAAAGAGTTCCTAATAACAAGAGATGGATTTAGCTTATTGGTTATGGGATTCACAGGATCTAAAGCTATGAATTGGAAACTTAGATACATAGAAGCTTTTAATAAAATGGAGCAACAGTTAAAAAATCCATTTTCTAATATGAGCAAAGAACTTCAAGCGATATTATTAGTTGATAAGAGACAACAGGAACTAGATAACAGAATAACAACTATAGAGGATAAAATGACTGTTAATTATGAGTTAGCTGAAAATCTTAGAAGTGCGATAAATTGTAGAGCAGTAGAATTATTAGGTGGAAAAGATGCTGAAGCATACAAGAAGCTGAATAAAAAATTATATGCTTCATTCTATAGGGATATAAAGAGAACTTTTAAAGTTAATAGTTATAAGAATTTATCAGTTAAAAACTATGACTTAGCAATTAGTTTTATAGAAGCTTGGGAACCAAAAGATGAAGTTTTAAAATATGCAATTCATGGATTGAATAGTCAGATAGCATTTGCATAGGAGGTTAAGGTGAAAAAAGTATTAACAGCAACAGATATAGCTGAGTTATTAGGAGTATGCGAAAAGACTGCATACGGTCTAATAAGACAAGCATTAGCAACTGATAATATGTTTAAAGTCATAAAAGTAGGAAGGTTATATAAAATACCTACTCAACCATTTTTAAATTGGCTAGATAATTGGGAGGGGGTGAATTAAATGAATATAAAGATACTTCAAGAATTTATAACAGAATTCAAAGATAAAGATATAGACAAAAAATTCTATGCTTTAAGAGAGTATAAAAGAATAAAGGTAGGTGCTTAAAATGGAAGCAATAAAGAAAATCTTACAAAGTGATGTAAGAGCTTTAAATCAAAGTATAGTAGAAACACAAGCGGTTATAGATAAATGTTTTAACACTATGTTAGATGCATTACCAGGAACAGATGAATATTTAAAAGTAAAGGTAGAACATGATATCAAGAGTCAAGAAAAATGGCTTTACTATGGAAGATTAGGATCAATTGAAATGGTGCTTAAACTTATATCTGATAAAGAAGAAGCAGATAAATTAGAAATAGATTATAACCATTATCAATATTGTAAAGCGGTTGGAGCAGAAGAATTACCATTTTAATAAAAAAAGAGCCTTAAAAAAGGCCAAAACAAAAAATTAAAACTGATTATATTATATGAAACTTAGGAGGAAATATCAATGAATTTATATGAATTAAGCGCAGATTTAGTTGCATTAAGAGATTTAGAAGAAGTTGAAGCTAGTGAAATTATAGCTATAGTGCAAAATGAGATAGCTAATAAAGGTAAAGGGATTATACAAGTAGTTAGAAGTATAGAAGCAGATGTAGACGCAGTAAAAAATGAAATAGATAGACTTACAAAGATAAAAAGAGCTAAAGAAAACCATATAAAAAGGCTTAGAGAATACACAAAGTCTTGTATGGAGCAAATGAATATGAAGAAGCTGGAAACACCAGTAGGGAATATTACGGTTAGAAAAGGAACTTCTACATTAAAAATAGATGATGAAACTAAGTTACCAAGTAAGTACTTAGAGATAGTTCAGACATATAAGGTAGATAAAGATTTACTTAAAGCAGATTTAAAAGCAGGAATAGAAATAGACGGAGCATACATGACTGAACCAGGTACAACTTTAATGATTAAGTAGGAGGATTAACAAATGAATAATACGGTAGTAAGCCAAAGTGCATTAAGTTTAGCGGAGTTTAAAACAGAGACAGGACAAGTTTTAACTGCAGAAACAGTTAAGAATTACTTAGTAAGTGGCAATGGATCAGTTACAGATCAGGAAACATTAATGTTTATAGAATTATGTAAGGCTCAAAAGCTTAATCCATTTATAAGGGAAGCATATCTTATAAAGTTTGGGAACTCACCAGCAAATATAGTAGTCGGTAAAGACGTATTTGTTAAAAGAGCTTACAGAAATCCTAACTTTGAAGGAATGAAAGCTGGAATAGTAATCTTAAAAGCTGATGGAAGTTTAGATTATAGAGAAGGTAGTTTAAAAGCTCCTAAAGAGACTTTATTAGGTGGATGGTGCGAAGTATATGTAAAAGATATGAAGTTCCCTATAAGGTCAGAAGTTAGTATGGAAGAATACTCAAAAGGTCAAAGTACTTGGAAGCAAATGCCATGTGTGATGATAAGAAAATGTGCTATGGTAACAGCTTTAAGAGAAGCGTTCCCAGAAGATTTACAAGGAATGTATGATGCAGCAGAAATACAAAATGTGCCTGATAAGTTACCAGAAAAAGAAGTAAAAGTAGGATATGCGACATCAGGTCAAAAACAAGGGATTATGAAGTTAGCATCTATGAAAGGATTATATGACTATGATAATCCAAAGGATATATCTAAGATGCAAGAGTTTTGTGAAAACAATGGATATTGCTTAAAAGAACTTAAGTTTGATGAAGTTGAACAAGTGTTGGACTTATTAAGTAAATATCAATCTAAAGAAGAATTTATAGATGCAGATTTTACTCCAGTAGATGAAGATAAATTTGCAGATATAGATGAACAAGTAACATTAGAGGTTTAGATATGAATTTAATAATAATGGTGCTTATATGGGATGCTCTAGTATTAGCTGGAGTATTCCAAGCAATAAAACTTTACAGAAGATAAGTAGGTGAGCAACAGTGGAATCTAAAGATGAAGTGAGACTTCAAAACACAAGCATCTTAAGTGATGGATATGGATTGATTCCTAAAAAGATAAGTAGGGATAAAGATTTAACTATGGAAGCTAAAGCTATATATGGATATTTAGCAAGTTTTGCGGGCTCAGGTGGATATTGTTATCCAAGTAAAGAGTTGATGATTTCAGAACTTGGAACTACGGAAAAAAGATTTAATAAAAATATAAAGATATTAAAAGAACATGGATATATAAAGGTTCATAAAAGGCGAAAAGGTAATAGGAATGATAGTAATCTATATGAACTACTAATGGATATTAGGGATATAGAAATAGCAAAAAAGGAATTTGATACTGGTCGATTTGACAGTGGTCAATTTGACCGTGTTCAAAATGATAGTGGTCAATTTGATAGTGTTCAAAATGACCCCCCTAATATTAACAGTTTTAATAATAACAGTTCTAATATTAGTAAGTATATAGATAAAGAAAACTCACCTAATAAGTTAAAAGAATTTAGAATCTTATATGAACAAAATATAGGACTTATAAATGGAATAACAGCAGAGTATCTTATAGAACTATCTGAAACTATAGATGTTAACCTTTTTAAAAGAGCGATAGAAATAGCAACTGATAAAGGTAAATGTAACTTAGGATACATCAAAGGTATTATAAAACAATGGTTAGATGTAAATATAAAAACACTTGAACAATTAGAAGCATATAAACTTCAACAACAATCTAAGAAGGGTGTGAAAACTAATGGAAGCAGCACAAAGCGTACTAAACAATTTGAACAACAGATACCAGATGATGATGAAAAAGATGAAGAATACTACAGATTACTTAGAGAATGTGAACGATTATCAAGAGAGTAATTATAAATGTAATAAATGCAGAGATATGATGTTTATCATACAAGAAGATGGAACTGCTAAAGCATGTGAGTGTAGATCTATTAGAATAGCTGAAGATAAGCTAAAAGCTAGTGGAGTATCTGAAGAGTTTAGAAAAATGAGATTTGAAAACTTTGATTACTCTAAAAGTAAAGAAACGATGTTAGCTTATAGTAAAGCAAAAAGCTACTCTAAAAAATTTAAGGAGTTAAGAGTAGCTAGACAAAATTCTATAATATTTTGTGGTCAAGTTGGGTCAGGAAAGACCCACTTAGCAATGAGTATAGGGAATGTATTACTAGACACTGGTGTCGGAGTAATATATATGCCCTACAGAAGTAGTATAACCAATTTAAAACAATCTATAACAGATGAAGAAAATTATCAAAGAGAAATTAATATATACAAAAATGCACAAGTATTAATGATAGATGATTTATTTAAAGGAAGGATCACTGAATCAGATATAAATATAATTTATGAAATACTTGATTATAGATACTTTAAAAGTCTACCTGTGATAGTTACTACTGAAAAATCTATAGGTGATTTGTTAGAGATAGATGAAGCTATAGGAAGTAGATTATATGAAATGTCGAAAAATTATTTAGCTGAAATGGTAGGAGATAAATTGAATTATAGAATATATGGGAGCTAATGCTCCCTAGAAATAACAATTTTCAAGGGGGAATGAAAATGTTAAAAAGATCAGATAGAAGTTTTAATAATTCACTAGGACCTAATGTTTATAGTGATGATAAAACAGCACTTAATTATAAAGCATTAGCTTATTGCATAGCAGGATGCAAGATTAATAATAAGAGACGATATGCAAGTGTAAATAATATATGTAGAGCTTTCGGATTATTCGATCCAAATGAAGAAAAAGTTAATCTGATGCTAAAAGAAAAGTTAAAAGATGAAGCTAAAGAAATGAAAAGGCTTGGTTTAAATATAAGAAGTAATAAAAAATTAAGATATATTGTTGAGAATATAAAAACAGGTGAGAAAACAGAATGTGCAGGTTTAATAGGAATAACATATGATAATATATCCGGTTATATAAGCAAAGGGTCTGTATATAAAAAGACTTACAAAATATATAGAGTTGGTGAAGCAAGCAAGATATCTAATATTAGAGCAGTTAAAATTACAAATGTTAAAACTAATGAAGTTAAGAAATTTGAAAGTCTAAAATTAGCGGCTAAGTTTATAAATATAGCTCCAAGTTCTGTTTCCTATAATATGAAAAGAAATCAACCAGCTAGAGGTTGGAAAGTAGAATTTATAGATTAGGTGGGAGATATGATAGTTAAATTAGAGGACAGACAAGCTCTTATAGACCGAGCAAACTACTTAATGAATAAATACTCATTTACTGTATTTGAAGCGATTAAATGGGCAGAACAAGAATTTGAAAAACAAATGAAAATGGGGGAATTAGAAAATGAATAATAAAGTAATTGATTTAAATTTTGCTAAAAAGTCAAGAGAATCGATTTTAAGTGGAACAGAAGAAACTAATAGTATAAATACTCAAATAAAATCTTATAGCGTGCCTATGAGCCTTATAATTGATTTTCATATAGATTTAGCACACTTAGCATTAGGATTAACTTTAAATAAAGATTATAAAGATGTTATGCTAAATGATTTAATTATGATTCTTAATAGAATGAGCGATATAGCTATATTTTTAGATATAGATTTGATTGCAGAGGTTCAAGAAGTTCAAGTAACTGCTCCAGAAGTAATTTTGAATTCATTATTTAATAATGTATCTATGCTAAATTACAAAAAAGCCATTTCAAGAAAAAAAATGATAAATAGAATTGTGCCTTTATTTGCAGAATTAGTATACAGTCTAGGATTTGATTTAAATGACCTTAAAGAAGCCTACAACCAAAAAATGGACAAAAACATTTTAGAAGTGGAGCGAGACATATGGAAGAATTAAAAAATGCACTTGCAGAGCTATATCTGAAGCATGGAAACCATGAAATAGTAGTAGATTTAAGCCAGATATTAGATAAATATATAGTAGAAAAACAAATAGATAAAGTAAATAAAAATTAGGAGGAAATTGAGTATGAAAAAACTAAAGAAATTAACACGTAGACAAATGCAAGTATTAGCTAATGCTGGATACGATTTTATGGAATACCTTTTAGAAAGACAAAATGATAAGGAGCGCACTTATACATATGTTCATAGAACTACTAAAGAAGTTTTAGTTTTAAATTATAAATAAATTTATAGGGGGACTAAAGATGAAATTTCCATTAATGTTAAGAAAAACACATGAAGAAGAGATAAATAGAGCTACAAATATAATAGTTGAAAAGAATAGAGTTATAGCAGTTAAAAAAGATGAACTAGAAGTAGAAAAAAGAATTAAAGCTAATCTACAAGATAGAAATGATAGTTTACACCAAGCTCTTACAATAGCAGAATGTAAATTAAAAAAGCTAGAAGAGTATATAGAGAAATTAGAGAAGGTTTCAGAGCATAAAACCCTTAGAAATTGTAGTTTAAATACTAAGTTAATAGCTAAGGATACAGAGTTAAAAAAGTTAGATAAGGTTAATAAAGATTTAGATAAAGCTAATAGAGTGCTTATAAAAGGATTTAATAATGCAAATAGAATTAATTGGTGTAATGAAGAAAGTAAAAGACAGATAAAAAAGTTAGCAGAGGACATATTAGAAGTAGATAAAATAAATAAAAATGAAATAGCATCATATTTATTAGATATAACTAAGTATATGGGCGGTGGAATGCCTATTGACATACAAGTTAATGAAGAGTTCGGAAAGTAGGTGATGTTATGAAAGCTAAAATACTAGGAGCATATGCAGAACAATGTGAGTATTGTGGTGGAATAGTGTACAAGCTTTTGACATCACTAGGAATAGTATATCAGTGTAAATGTGGTGCTACATATCAAGGAAGATAGGAGCAACTATGAAAGAATTAATAATATTAAGTGTAATTATTATTGCAGTAGTTGGAGCATTAGATGCTCTAGCTATTGTAGCAAAAAAGTATAAAAAGTAAAACTCTTGGATTTATAGTCTAGGAAAAAAACATATTTTAAGAGGTGGATATTATGAGTATAGAAGAGTTTCAAAGTAAAGTAGGATTAATCGCTGAAGTTATAAAGAGTTCTTTGGAAAGTTTTAATTTATATATAGCTGTAGATCCAAGGACAGAAGAATTTATATTTATAGATAGAGATTCATACGATAACGGTGGTCCAGGTAAAGTAGGAAGAGTTAAGATGAATCAAATTAATGTTAGATAGTAAAAGATGGGTTTTAAGAGGAGAGAATATGAAATTTATATTAAAAATAGTTTTTAAAAATGGACATGTTCATTCGAGTAATCATATATGGGAAGATGTAAAAAATAAACAAGAGTTACATAATAAATTTGCCGGTTTTCTAGGAAGTGATGAAAATGCGTTTTGTATGGGTGAAGGAGATAGCATTCATTATTTTATTAAAAGTGAGATTGCTTGTATTTCAATAACAGAAGCTAGTTAAGATTATAGAGTAAGTTATATTGAATGGAGAAGAGTTAGAAAAACATTTTCATGTTTACTAGGAGGGTACTTTAAATGGAGAAAAAGCATAAATATTATTTCAAAATATTAAATGATGAATTATTCGGTGGAGAAGGTTCAGAAGGATATATGAGTTTAGCATTTACCGATAAAGAGGATAATCCAGTAGAAATAGTTAAAAGTGCATTACACTTAACAAAATATTCAAGTAATGTTGAGTTAATAGAAATATCAGAAGAAGAATATTTGAAAGCTACAGAAGAAGATCAGTAAGTAAAAAATGTGTTTTAAGAGGAGGATGTAGATGAGATATAAACATGAATTTGGATATAAAACAAAAGATTATACAAGAGAAATTAAATTAAAATTAAAGGATGATGAAACTGTAGTAATTATATGGGATGATGAAAAACATATAGGCGCAGGAATAAAGTTAGAAAAGGAAGTTGCTATAAGATTAGCTGGTAGAATATTAAAGTTCTACAATAAAGACTTTGTATTTTCAGAAAAGATAAGTAAAAATTTAGAAAAAATAGAATGGAAATTAGATGATACTTACGAAACAATGGTAGAACATGATTTTAGTATAGACAGTAGTGAAGTACTAGAATTAAAAGATTATATAGTTGATTTAATACGAGAAATTAACTTGTAAAAGAGGAGTTTTAGAATATTAAAATCAAAATTTTAAGGAAAGTTGGAGGAAGATATGGAGAATAAAAATAATGTGCTAACAGTAGAAGTAAAAGCTACTGAAATAGATGAAGTTAAAGATATAATATCGTCTTTTATATTTATGTTAGAAGATAATAGAATAGATATAAGAATA